TTTGGACGACCACCAGAATGCTCAACCCAAAATGCGTTAAGTTGCGTTTTCTTTTCCTCATCCAAACTTCCTGCTAGTGAAACAAAGTTGTCCCATGCTTTCTGAACAGCAGGATCAACAGATTCAAGAATTGCCTCTTCTTGTTCCAGTTGGAGCGACTCATCGGATCTTGCAAGGTAAAGGCCAACACCTAAATGTTGTGCGGCTTTCTTCAAGGCATCTGAAACGGCACCTTTCATCTCGTCTCCGAGATCAACAGGATCACCACTCTTCATCCGTTTAATCTTTTGACCGCCGAAGCCATCTTTGAAAACGGCATGACCATCTATTATGGCGGTTAAAGTGACATGAGCTATAACCCATTCAGGGTCTAAGGCATCACGGCTACAGTCCTTAACGTCATAGGACCAATTTTCAATTCCTAAAACTGTATTCAGGCGGGTGATGACTTCTGAAACAGGAATGTAAGTGAGAGAAGTCCCACCCTTTTTCATGCTTCGTTCAACTTCACGCGGGAAAGGTTCCGAAAGGTTTTGTAGTAACTCGCTCATTGGGCTTCGCCCCTCCTAACAATAACGCTCGTCTTAGGTTCAGACGGCTCACAGTAAAGATCGGCGTTGAGGCCAATCTCATTTAACTTTCCCACCCTCCAATATGAAGGTGCAAGATAGTCAAGCATTTGCATAGCCATTTCCTTTGGGGACTTGACTACTTCTCCAGTGTCCATATCAATGGACGACTGTTGGATACGATCCATGACGACACCTGCAAGATCTTTATGGTTCCAACCTTTGCGGCTTGATCCGACCTTGCGTTCGACTTGGGCTCCATTTCGTAATTCGATTAGAGGGTCATCGATCATTAGTTTGCCCAGTTGTCCTGAGACTTGATCGTAAACCGTCGCTAATTCCATCTTTGCAATATTTAGCTCCAGGACCAAGCTGGCAACTTCCTGGGCATCTCCGTCTATGTCTTTTACTCGCTCATCGAGTTGAGCTATGAGAAGACGAAGAGTATTTACATTCTCCAAATTCATGGTATCTCCGTTTAGTAAGTAGAGTTATTAGTATTACGTCACACAACGATAGCGACTCGTTTGCGCTGTGGCAACCCCAATCCTGTTAAATGTGTAAACGCTCCTGTTGCGGAGTCCACTTGGTCGTCATGATCACATGCTTCTGGGAAAGTGGAAAGTTCGTCTAGCCAATCTGTCAACCAAGGTCCTCGCACCGCCCTGACGTTACCATTGGCAAGTGCGGCGGCAAATGGTCTCGCTCGTGTCACCTTGTCTCCTGTTGACCTCATACCAAGGAAGTCATAACCCGGTAATACATATCTGGCGTATTGGTCTACTAGCGCTTTCCCTGACGATCCTGGTTCCTGCTCCATTCTAACTGGGACGGCGTGTCCATCTTCATAGGCAGTCTGAGCAATCAACTGTTCGACTTTCTCTCCCTTAACCCTTGCACGCTTCACATCAAGAATGTAAGCGATGCCCTGATCAAACATCATGAGGGTTCCGACTGTCCAGTCTGGATCGGGGTTAGTTGAGGATGGTTCTGTTGCGGCTAAATCCCAAAATCGTACTGCTCTTGACATTGAGGACAACTCAGGGATTTCGTTTTGATCTAAAAGAACAACCGACTCTCTGTCAAACATTGACCCTAAAGTCGTTGTCCACCAGTCACCCTCTTCGAGCCTTTTGCGTTCTATCGGATCTAGGGCTTGAAGCGACTGCCGATAGGAAGCCGCATCAATACCCGGGTTGTCCGTCAGAAAGGACGGAACGAAAATCCGTCCTTGCTCCTTTCCCTCAATAATAAATCTTTGCCTAACCCAGTTCGGAGCAGGGTTGGAAGCTGAACGCATCCTTAGTGGAACTTTTGCTAACGGCCCACTCGCAGGGCGACGTAGACGAGAGAAGAGGTATCGATAATCTGCTTCACGAATTTCTGTCACCTCGTCCATTCCAATGAATTGAAACTCAGCACCTTTGTAACGTAAATAATCTTGGCTGTTATTTAGGTAACCAAAAGAAATTCTTGCACCTGAAGGGAAAACCGCAGTGTAATTATTCGCATTCCATTTAATATCTTCATGTTCAGATATCCAAGCTTGAAAACGATCCATGATCGCTCCTGGTAGTGCAAGGTCAGCGTAGGTACGCCTAAATAAAATTGCCGAATAGTTTGGAACGTCAACATATTGCAATGCAGCCATCAATAATGCAGAACTTTTTCCACCACCTGCAGCGCCACCAAACAGTGCCTCAAGAGAATAAGTTCTCAAAAACACCTTCTGTGTCAAGGAAGCGTCCTCTGGGCTATAAGGTGAATCGCGTGGCTCTAAGTAATCAAGTACCTTATTCCAATCTTTAGTCACACAATCACCTCCAAGTCTGACCTATTCTAGAATAGGCGACAAATAACAAACTGCACTTGACTATTGTAAGAGGACATATGAACATTTGGATGAAACTACAAAGCTTGATAGAGCGGGGGATAATAGCGAACTGTCTAATGGTATCATTTATTATCCTTACAAGCATCGGTGCAGCGATGGTCTATCCGCCGTTGGGCCTTATAGTTGGGGGTCTAGCTTGTGGCATATTTGGATTTCTATTGGGTCTTGAGTAACAATGGCGTGGAACTCTACTAACAACAAATCATTAGAAGAATTAGCCCAAACGAAGGGCGCAATGGGACCTGGCGCGCCCATTGCCACGAACCCCTCCCTTGCTGGAAGCGCTTACACTGACCCTTGGGATATCGAACGTGCATATCGCGAAGGCATGCAGAAAGTTACATGGGTGGCTCGTTGTGTCGATGTCATCGCTGGTAACCAAGCCCGATTGCCAATCATTCTTCGAGAAGAAAACTCCCCTGACGGAAAAATAGTTACAAAATCTTCCGTCTTAAAACAAAGCACAATATTAGATGTTTTAAATACCAAATCTAATATGGGTGAAAATTCTTTTATTTTTAGATACAGACTTTCTTCACAATTACTTATGAGTAGTCGTGGGGCATTTATAGAAAAAGTACGTTCTAGGGATGGAAGAATTATTGGACTGAATCTTCTACCCCCTCAACACACAGCGCCGATACCTCATCCAAAGAAATTTGTATCTGGCTTCGAAGTGTCAATGCCTACTGGTCAAAAAGTAATTATTAAACCCGAAGATGTTATTTGGGTTAGACGACCACATCCTCTAGACCCTTACCTTTCATTAACGCCAATGGAGTCCGCAGGTGTTGCTATTGAAATAGAAAATCTTGCGAAACTTTATAACCGGAACTTCCTTCTCAATGATGGACGACCCGGTGGCTTACTGGTTCTTCGTGGTGAAATAGATGACGATGACAAAAATGAACTTAGGTCACGTTTTAGAGGCAACCTTGGTCGGGTTGGTTCAACCACTGTTGTTGCCGCAGATGATGGGGTTGACTTTGTCGATACATCTTCCAGTCCTCGTGATGCCGCTTACATTCAAATGCGAACAATCACGAAAGAAGAAATTTTTGCGGCATTCGGTGTTCCTGAATCTGTCATCGGTAATGCATCAGGAAGGACATTCAGTAACGCTGGAGAGGAAATTCGTGTTTTCTGGATGGAGACAATGTTGCCTCACCTTGAGCCGATAGCTCGTGCTCTTGATGAAGCAGACCCAATTCACTACATCGACTTTGATACCACCACAGTTCCAAATCTAATTATTTACAAACAGGAGCGTGACAGGTACCTAATGGATGAACTCCAACAGGGTCTTATCAGTATCAATGAATACAGAGAGATGACTGGTAAAGATAAAGTTAAATCTGATCTTGCAGATTCCTTACTTATGAATCCGAACTTGACACCTGTTGCAAATACTGAGAAGGAAATGGAGCAACCCAATGCAATGGTTGGAGGGCAACCAGGAATGCCACCTCAACCTGGAATGCCCGGAGCGCCCCCACCGCAAGGACCACCTGGTTCAGAAGCACCACTTGATCCGAACACTATGCAAGGTGCTTTAGCTCAAGAACAAGGAGGACCGGCTCCTGCGGCTCCTGCGGCTCCCGCTCCCGCTACTGCTGGTGGAGACATGGGGCAACTCACTGGAGAGCCTTATGACATTGAAACAAAGAGTGACGACTTCGGTGTCGATTATGAACGGTGGAGCGGTATTTTGGATCGGAGTTTTGAGCGCCTCTTTGAGAGACAGCAACGAGTTGTTATGGAAAAAGTTTCTGGTCGAAAAGCTCGCACGCTATTGACTCAAGGCACTTTGGAAATTAAAAACATAATGACTGCCAAAACATGGGATAAGCAGATGGATGAAGATATTCGACCTGTTTTGAATTCCATCATTAAAGATTCACAAGAGCAACAGGCAACAAAATCTGATGATTATGAACCACCATCTAATAAAGATATTCAAGTTCAACTGAATGCCCAGATGGACCGCATTAAGTCAATTAATCGTTCCACAGAGGAAGAAATCAACCAAAAGATACTTTCTTGCATGTCTCTACAGGACGAAGATCGTCGCCATACAGCGATTAAGGGTGAATTGGTCAGTGTTTTTGCCAACATTCTGGCGAAAGTGCCAGCTTTGATGGCTGAAGATGAATCACGGCGAGCATGGAAGTTCCCAATCAGTTAATTTCCGTAAAATAGTTTACGGAAACTATTGCCCTTACAAGTATTACTTACACGTTAGAAGCTTTCTGTCCCTTATTATGGTCTGACGGAGGTTTCAATATGCCAAACGAACTACTTGAAGACATTCAATTTAAAGCCCGCAATGGTGCTCAAATCAGCGTTGATAAAGCCGAAGGAGTTGTGGAGTGCTTTGTTTCCGGTATAGGTAACAAAGACAGTGTTGGAGACATAGTTCTACCAGGCGCTTTCAATGAAAGCTTAAAAAGAAGGAAACCCAGAGTAGTTTGGGGACACAGTTGGAATGATCCAATTGGTAAAGTCTTAGAGATTTACGAAGTTCCTAGCTCGGACCCCCGACTCCCGCAGAAAATGAAGAGTGCCGGAATCGGCGGTCTGTTCGCAAAAGTTCAATTTAATTTAGGCGCAGAAAAAGGACGCGAGGCTTTTGCCAACGTCGCTTTCTTCGGCGAAGAGCAAGAATGGTCAATTGGCTACAAAACACTTCAAGCAACTTTCGACCCCGTTCAGCAAGCCAATATGCTCAAAGAAGTTGAACTTTACGAAGTAAGCCCTGTTCTTCACGGTGCCAACCAACTCACCGGCACCATTTCCGTGAAAGACGGAGAAGAAGGGGCTTGCGGACCTAATAGTTGTGAATGCGGAACAAAAAATCTCATCGCTTCAGAACCAGACATCCAGACAGAAGAAGAAACAAGTCTTATCTTCGAAAAAGGTCACATGATGGGGAGCATGCCAATGAGGATGATTATTCTTCCTATGGGTAAACCATCAGATGACTCCGACGAGGACGATGCCAGCAGCCGAGACATTTGGTCACGCGGAGAAGCCGGTCCTATCGATCCTGAAAAGCGAATGGAACTGGCTAAGGAAATTCATTCACGGACAAAAGTTCCGATCAAAATAATTGAAGCAACCGAAAACATGGTTGTCTTTTTGAGAAAAATGGTTGATGGAACCACTCGAATGTATCGGATGGCATACCATCACCCCTCACCTGGTAAATACATGTTTGGGAAACCAGCACGAGTTAAGCCACAAATGATGTATGCCCCCGTGACACCCAACATGCCCGCTTCTCCGATGGGCCCAATGGCTGTAAAGCCAAATCCGATACAAGGAAAAGAAACAGATGAAGTTAAAACAGATCCTTTTCTTATCCCTTGTCAAATAGAAGAAGTTTTTGAAGTTAAAGAAACCCTTCAACCAATTCTTGAATATTACGATGTCAAAGTCACTCCAAGCGCGGGGGGTCTCATATGTAGTGATTACCCACCGGACTTTAAGGAAGCTGCCGATACCGCCGTCAAGGCCCTAGGAACAAGACTGGGGCGAGGTGGTGGCCTGGGAAAAGTACGTAGGGCCGGACGGGCCCTTCAGCCATTCGATCCAAAAGCTTGGGACGGCGACAATGATGGGCTAGTGCAGGAGGGAACTCCTTTTGAACGCCCTGCCATACCGGGCGTTAACTCTTTCAATGATGGGATGCGTTCTACCCGCGACGTAAAAACTCCTTCCGATCTACCTTCTCGTGCTATTAGAGACATGCCTGCCAAGGAGCGCACTTCGCGCATTGACGACCTTAGAGAAAAAATCGATTACTTAGACGAAGAAATAGATTTACTAACAGGGGCAGGCTCAGAAGTTGATCCAGACTTAATCAATTCAGGGTCTGATAAATATAATTCTGAAATTGCTTCCGTCTATGGCACCCCAGAAGAACTCTCAAACGCATTTGATCAAGCCAGATCAAAAGTAAGTGATCTTGAGAAGGAGCTTGCGAAACATAAAACAGCTGCCGTAATTCATGGGTGGGAAAGTGGCGTTCAAAGCAAAATCCAACTCTCAAAAGATGCTAAGGACATTGAATTAGAGTTAACGTCAGATGAAATAAATTCTCTTAGATCTCACATTAAGGCAATGGTTGATGGCAGTAAAAATAAAAAAGCAAATAGCGCTTTAGCCAAATACGATCAAAAACTTAGCGCTAACAAAAAAGGTGTCGTAAAAATCTCTCCTAATGAATATAAAGAGATTGTTGACATTTGGGATCAGGTTTCTCCCCCAGAGCAAAGTCAAGTTCATGGTAAAACTGGTCGCGACATTCTAGAATTTGCAGCGCTTTCGGAAGGAAAATATCGTTCACCTCAATTAGATTTAAGGGACGATAAATATAGAGGGTTTGGTTCTAAGCGAATAAATAATGGCGCACCACCAGACATAACACCACAAAATCAAAAGAAGTTACTTGCTGACGGTCCACGAGGTATAAGACAACGGGCCATGTTTGAAGATTTGAACGACCGGTCATCTGGTTCCCCACGTCGATGGGAATACTTAAAAAATACGGCTGACGTGCGACCCCTCGAAAATCGAGACGCCTACGCAAACCACCCTGGTGCTCCATCCGCAGATAACCCTGCAGGAACACGGGAATATTGGGATCAACCCGTTGAACCGAGACAACCCAGTCGAAAGCGACCTGGTCGGGATATGACTCTCGGTGAGCAATCATTGCACAGTGAAGGTATGCGCTCTACGCGCGATTCCGCATTGCCTCGTGGATCATCTGTGGATCTGGGTAAAGAGAAACAGCGTGGCCGCCCTATGGGAACAGAAGGAGTCAAGCCAGAACGTGAACAAGGTTTAACATGGAATGAAGTTAAACCTGACAATTGGGATGAGTTAAGCACCGAAGACAAATTCTCCTTACTTAACGTAGAACTAACTCCGAAAAGAAGCGGAATAGCTCCAATTCACCACACCCGCATTTACAACGAACTAGATAAAATTCTTGAAAGACAAGAAAAACGCCGAAATCGCAGTGAAGGAAACTTTGAAAGTTTAGCTGAAAGACGAGCACGCAGAGGGGGAGTCAACATGCCCCGAAGTGTCGCAAAACGTGAAGAAACATCAAAAGAACCGCAACGCAGAACAGCAGACTCTGCTCGAAAAGACCGTAAAAAAGATCATCGATCATTAGAAACCTCAGTCAATAATGCGACAAATTATATTGGTAAAAATCCTGACTCTGTTCGTGATGAACACATAGAGATTTGGGATGACATGGGAGATATCTTAAGCGAATCAGACGATTTAACAATGTCTCAATTACAGGCATTGGATAGTTTATTTGAGAGCTACCTAAGTGGACAAGACGATCTCAGCCCTGAAGAGGGACAGCTTTATGCCATAGCGTTAAGTCAAAAAAATAAGATTGAAGATCTTCTATCTATTTATGAAGGGGATAAGTTCATTTCTCAAGGCGACACCGCCGCTGTTCGACGACTAGGTACAAGCAGTCCAGAGGGTGCTGACATCATGGAATCCAGTGACCTTCCAGATTTATTCTCCTCCGACGGCATGCGTAGCATACGTCAAAACAGAGGCAAATTACCTGGTACAGCAACTGAAGAATATGTTCGATCACGACGACGACAGGGCATGCGGTCACAACAAAATCGAAGCAGGGATGAAAAGATCACAGATCTTCGCAATTTATGGCGAAACGCCGAAGCTACTGGTGACAGTTCAGAGATGGATCGCTTGGAACGTCAGTTAAGGGAACTTAATGCAGGTCCACCTGTGAACAGGCGAACTCCAAAAGTTGGAAGAGCGCGGCCTGATAATAGACAAACAACAGGTGGAAATTTTAGAAACACTGGAAATAGAGAAGGTATGCGATCAGAGCGTGCCGGACGTACTCAGATTACCGGTGAAGCTACTTGGTTTAAAAAAATCGAAGATTCTCTTGACAAAGAAATACGTATGGCTCGTGAAGACAACGATAAAAGAACAGCCGACGCCTTAAGAACCCTGAAAGACACATTATCCCGTCAAGAGTCCGGCAAAACAGGTGACAAACGAACCAATGCCGGAACATTGACAGTTACACAAGCAGAGATTGATGAAATGCTGGATGCTTTAATGAACGTTCTTGATCGACAAATGGAAACAGATGGTTCTAGAACTGACATGTTTGCCCAGTTG